CCACTTGCTTCGATCTCGTCTACGAACCCGCATTGCTACGGGCCGATTTGGTCATAAACGACCGACGGCTGGCGTACAACAAAGGGCCATAGGGTTCGCACCCTACTTCCCCGAGTGCCGTTTCAGCACGCGCTGCCCCGCACGCCACAGCCTTAGTAAGGCTGAACGTTTGGGTCCGCCGAAATCTAGTCGATCTCGACGAGAGACCGAGCGTACAGTTGGGAGGACCGCAAGGTCCGCCCGTACGCCGTCCACCAGCGCGTATACCTCATCTAAGGTAGCACCGGTCAGTGGTTCCAGACCACGAACTCGGGCTTCCAGGCGGGCTAGGTCTCGCTCGATCCTACGGAGAATATCGCGCTCGAATATCCAGAACCAAAATTCTAGATAGGGTCCTGCCGACAGGTCCTGAGTTCGTCCGATTTCACTCGGGCGTTCCCATGGAGTCCCAGCGTGCAGGGGTCCCTCAATCAAGCCCGATAGGCGCGCTTTCAACGCAGCGAGAGTGGAATCTAGCAGCCGCCTTTCAAGAGATTCGCGCATTGCTGCGCGAGCCTCCTCACCAATATCACCCACTACACCCGGACGTACCTGAGCGAGCCAGTCTTGGAACGACGGCTGGGCCCACAGAGATCCGGGCCGTGTGAGTAACACGGCGAGCCCCTGAAGACGGGACCTAGTCGCCAACACGGCTGGCAGCCGCGCCAACGTTCGGTACCCATAGCCTAGGAGCCGGGCCGAAATCCTTAAAGTCTCCTCTAAGGGACGGACACCGACATGCACCATTATCTGCTCGAGTACACCAAGGTCTGCTTTCGCAACACCAAGGGCAAGGAGCGAGATCGGAGATGCATCTCTTCCGGTGACGAAAGTTCGCTTAGCGAACTCGAATCCTCCGGTTGACGAAATCAACGATTTCGCGAGTCCATATTCTACTCCGATTTGCGAAAGTAGAATGAGGTAAGCCTCGGCTACTTCTTTGTCCGCTAAGACAATGTCGTCTCCAAGTAATGCATAGTCGGAAAACCACTTAGCCTTCCGGTATACGGCGTAAGCCGCGTACTGTACTAGGAGATGGTGGGTTAGCGAGAAGGCCGCCCATGAGGTTAGCGCTCCCATAGGCTGACCAGCCCCGTAGCGGATAAACTCCGGGGTCCCCGTGGGTACAGGAACCTTCGGAGCTATCCACCTTGGAACCCTATAGTCCCGATCGACCAGCAATCGAACCCATAGGTCCGCCATCTTTGGCCCCAGTAATAAGGCCATAACGCCACGCTGCAGCTCCACTGGGAACCGATCCGTTGCTGCACTAAGATCATATGACCAGAACCTGGTCTTACCGTCTGCAACCAGAGCCTTTGCAGGCGCTAGTTGGTCGAACGTGCCATCGGTAGGGATTTTACCCAGTATATGAAAGAGCAGTTTGTGGACCGGTGCCATGATCATCTGCGTTATGGCATCCACCATCGCGAAGACTCGGATCTTCCCTGCTGGCTCGACCTTGAAACCCAGTTTTCCCAGGTCAAAGGTTCCTCCGAACCCCGGAAGCATCCGGGGGTACAGAGCTAAGGACCCATCCTTTTGCTCTGGCATCCACCACGGGGTATCGAACTCATGTTCCCATAAGCCCGCGTGATCGAGGAAGTCAACGGATTTCTTCGCGAAGGTCAGTAACCGACCAATCAGTCGGTCTCCGGACAGTTGAAGCCACTCTAATAAGAGCGGGTACAGGCTGTTTCGGAACCTTGTCTGCCAAACCATGGCAGAGGTTAGTACTGACCCCGAGGACGTATTGGAGTTAGGACCGGGTCCGTCCAACGCGCCCTTTCCTGAGTTTGGTCCCGATGTCGGAATCGCCATGTACTGGGGGACCAGATCCCAAGGGTACCGCTCCCAGGTCTTAGGTGACCAGTGCGCGGCCAATAACGAGGAGAAGGCCCGTAGACCCTCACCCTGGTAAATTGGCGATTCAACCTTTCGGTCGCTTCGACGACACTTA